ATTTATCGCCAGTGTCTATTGTGTATTGCAATGTGTATTTGAGCCTAACACTAAGATTCTTATAGCTGGCCCGACATTCAGAACAGCTAGGGCTATATTTAATAATATAGAAAAAATGGCCGAAAATAAAGGTGCAGAATTATTATTCCAAGCTTTTGGAGCTAAGAGCAAGAGAAACGACCTTTATGAATGGGATATTAATGGCGGCTCTATTAGAGCCATTCCCCTAAGCGGCGAAAAGATTCGTGGTTTCCGCGCTAATATTCTTGTACTTGACGAATTTCTTTTATTGCCAGAAGAGATTATTAAAAACGTATTGATGCCATTCCTTGTCGCACCTCAAGACATGAAAAGACGTATTGATGTGCGCGAAATGGAAGACTTGCTGATTAAGGAAGGAAAAATGAAAGAAGAGGAGCGAATGGTTTTCACAAATAATTCTAAAATGATAGCTCTTTCTTCCGCAAGTTATACATTTGAAAATTTATATAAGACATATCAAGAGTGGATAACCAAAATAACTTCGCCAGAAAAAGAAGACTCTACTTATTTTGTTTCTCAGTTAGGTTATGAGGCGCTACCTCCAGAGATGATAGATAAGACCATCATAGAAGAAGCTCAAAGCGGCGGCACTTCTCATTCAGCATTTCTTAGAGAATATTGTGCTCAATTTACCGATGGATCAGACAGTTATTTCAGCGCGAAGAAGATGGAAGAATGCACGCTGAAAGATGAATATCCGCACACTTTGGTTAAAGGAACCCCCGGCAAGAAATACATAGTTGGCATAGATCCCAATATGAGCGATTCGCCAAACGCTGACTATTTTGCCATAGCTGTGATGGAGTTAGACGAAGAAACTGGAGTTGGCATATTAGTGCATACTTACGCAGGGCTAGGAAATTTAAATAATCACGTTAAATATTTTTGTTATATTATGACTCACTTTGATGTTGTGAGCATAACGTTAGATAATGCTGGCGCAGATATTTTTATAGATACTTGTAATCAATCAGAAATATTCAAAGCGGCTAAAATAAATATAAAAACTGTAGAATTCAATTCAGACGCAGAAGGAACTGAACTAGAAGCCGAATTAAGAAAAGCCAAGATGAGTTATAACTTATCAGACGGCAGAATAGCATTTAATCAAGTATTTACTTCTAGCTTTATTAGAAAAGGCAACGAATATTTGCAAGCATGTATTGATTATAAAAAAGTATTATTTGCTTCTAGAGTTTGTTCTAATGATAAGTTCTTCGATAATGTAATTGGAACCACATTGCCAAAAGATTTAATATTTATTGGCGATAAATCAGATTGGACAAACCTAGACTTCATTGAAAACCAAGATGACTTTATTTATCAAACAAAAAAACAATGCGCGTTAGTAGAATACACAACAACTTCTAGAGGCATGCAAAATTTTGATTTGCCCCAGCACTTAAAGCGTGGATCTTCCGTTACAAGAGCTAGAAAAGATAATTATTCAGCATTTATGTTGGCTAATTGGGGCGTCAAATGTTATAACGATATTATGAAGCAGACTGTAGAAAATAATACATTTACGTTTACTCCAGTAATGTTTTAGTGTAACTTTATATTAGCATGGCCAATTTGATTAGGAAAAAGCAGGTAGATCAGGTGGAATTCTCTGGCTTTATTATAGAAGTAGCTGATGAGAATTATTATCCATTGTCTACTAATCCGTCTGGATACGTTGACCAAACAGTTCTAACTTCTGCTACAGGGACTCTAAATTCTTCTATCAATTCTGTTTCTGGAGTATTAAATACTAAAATATTAAACTCTGGAATTGCTGCGAATGCTTATACAGATGCAGTTAGCGGCGTTTTATCTACCAGATTATCTGATTCGGGAAGTTATTTAAGCGGTCAAACAACTTCTTTAAGTGGATATACGGTTTCAGTAAGCGGAAATTTATATGCTTCTATTACCGGCTCAAGCGGAGTTGTTAGCGCAAAAGTAGATACCGCAAGTGGATATTTAAAATCATATACTGATACCACTTCTGGTTTATTATATAATCAAATAATAACTCAATCAAATACCACTACAGTAAGTGGCATGGCAAGTGGTACTTTTGGTTTTACTGGTAACAAAACATTTAATTCTCCTATAACCGCGCAAAGGATAAATATAAGCGGGACTTCAACTCCGACTTCTATTTCTTTAATCGCTTCTTCTGGAGTTGTTTCTATAGCAGGAAATGCTGGTACATTTGTTAGTTATTATGAAACCGGAGCTAATGCTTCTTTATGGGCTGTCGCAGATTCTGCTGGATTGCCAATGATTGAATTATTTGATGACTATACTTTAATTTTGGGTCATTCAAGCAGAACTTCTATAACTCTAAGCGGATTGTCTGGATATGTCCTGATGCAAAATTTGCCAAATCAAACTCAGACTGGTGGGCTTCCTGTCGGATCCCTTTTCAGGAGCGGAAACTACTTAATGATTTTATAACATGAGAAAACCAAAAATTCAAGAGATCAAACCGATGATGACTGCTTACGCGGCGAGCACCGAAAACTCGCCAGTGCAGGCTCGTAGAAATTTGGCTGGAGACATTGAAAGAACAGATAGGTTCTACAATATAGATTATGGTCTAGTGCCATTTAAATATTCTCATAATTTGCAGAACAAGAGTGGTCTTAATATCAGAGACGCTGTCATTTTGTGCCAAAAAGCTTACTACAACTTTTCTTCTTTTAGAAATGTCATCGATTTGATGACAGAGTTTTCTTGTAGCAAAATTTATTTTACTGGAGGCAACAAGAAGGCGAGAGATTTCCTAGATGCTTTATTTAAGAAGATAAATATGGATAACTTCGTCGATAAATTCTTTAGAGAATATTATCGTTCTGGTAACGTTTTTGTTTATAGATTTGATTATAAGGTAGCGCAAAATGACATCTCTAAAATTACTCAAGTATTTGGATCAGAAAGTTTAGCTGCTCAAAAATTAGAGCTGCCATCTAAATACATGATTTTAAATCCAGCGGATATCCAATATGGTGGAAACATTTCATTCGTTGGAGGAAACTATTATAAAATTCTTACAGATTATGAGCTACAAAGACTGCGTAACCCAACGACTGATGAAGATAGAGAAGTTTTAAAGAGTTTAAATGAAAAAAATAGACTGAACTTACAAAAGAAAGTCCTTTCTGGTGCTGGAGCTTACATTACAATTCCTTTGGATACAGAGCAAGTGTCTGCTGTATTTTATAAAAAGCAAGATTATGAACCATTCTCTGTTCCTATGGGCTTCCCAGTTTTGGAAGACATTAACTGGAAGCAAGAAATGAAGAAAATGGACATGGCATTAACAAGAACAACTCAGCAAGCTGTTCTACTAATTACCATGGGATCAGAATTAAAGAGTGGGGCCTTAAATATTAATCAAAAGAATATTGAAGCCATGCAAACTCTTTTCCAAAATCAATCCGTAGGAAAAGTTCTTGTTTCTGACTTCACTACAAAAGCTCAGTTTATTATTCCTGATATCGCTAATATTTTAGATCCTAAAAAGTACGAAGTAGTAAATACAGACATCCAACAAGGTTTGAATAATATTCTTATTGGCGACGAAAAGTTTTCTGCCACAAGTATTAAGGTAAATATTTTCATGCAAAGATTAGAGCAGGGAAGGCAAGCGTTCCTTAATGACTTTTTAATTCCTGAAGTAAAGAGACTTTGTAAAAATTTAGGCTTTAAGAATTTCCCGATGCCGCACTTCGAAGAAATTGATATAAGAGATTCTTCAGTATGGAATAGAGTGAGCGCTCAATTAGTCCAACTTGGAGTTTTAACTCCAGAGGAAGGCTTGCAAGCTATCGAAACAGGCAGGCTTCCAGATCCAGACGAATCTTTAGAGTCTCAAAGAAAATTTAAGACTCTAAAAGAAGAAGGTCTTTACGCTCCAGTCGCTACTGGCGCTGCTGCGGCTGGGGGACTATCGAGTGGTAGACCTCCTGGCTCAGGATCTCCTCAAACTTCTAAGAATGTTTCACCGACTGGCGGAAATAAAAAAGCCCCAGCCTTAGCAGCTTTTTCTATGAAAGGAATTTCTCAAACTTTCAAAGAATATGAGATGCTGTCGGCCAAAGTAGAAGACTTTTTAAAGAAGAAGCACAAAAAGAAAAATTTAAACTCTGAGCAAAAATCAATAGCAGAACAAATAGCTCAAAATATTATAATTAATGAAGAAAAAGCCAATTGGGACTATTCTATAAAAGCGTATTGCGAAGGAGAAAAAAAAGACAACCCAGAGAAAATTTCTAAGCTTCTAGAAATATCAGAAGAGCATGGCGTTGATATTTTTTCAGCCGCGATACTAAATGTTAGTCAAATATCTACGGAAAAAGTGTAATATTTAACGTTACTTTAAAATGAATCTAGAAATAGAAAACGGAAATCTGAACAAAAAGCCTGAATCGGCAGGTTTTTTCGTTGATTTCACAAAGAAAGACATCGGCCTAATTGATAAAGAAAATTCAATTGCCGGAGGAGAGGCTATCAGGAGTAAGGCAGGTCAATTGGACGTAGAGATAGAAGCAAAAAGACCCGGTCCCAAAAGTTCCGCTCAAACACCAGCTAAGCCATCAGAAAAAAGAAAAGGCTCTTCTAAAAATAAACCCGGTTCGGCTGGAGAAAAAAGCTCAGATGCTATTTCTTTTTCTAATAAAGTGATCGAGGCTTTAAAAAATAAAGTCAAAGAGCACAACGCAAAGCACTCAAGAAAAGTCAGCTTATCTCAATTAAAGAAAGTTTATAGAAGAGGCGCTGGAGCTTTTAGTTCTTCTCACAGACCCGGGAAAACTAGAGGTCAATGGGCGATGGCAAGAGTAAATATGTTTTTAAGAATGATGTCTGGAGGCAAAGTAAAAGATGCTTACAGAAAAGCTGACCAAGATGTTGCTAAGGGTTCTGCTGATTTGATAGACATATCTGACTCTTGGGAGCCAGAAGATCAAGATTTGGCTCAGACTGCTATTGATATGGAATCAATCGGAGATTTTGATTTTGAAAACGCAGACGAACTTTATTTAGATGAGTATTCTAGCTCAGAAAAATGGTACGAGATTTAATTATGACTTACAATTATACTACAACATTTAGTTCTGTTCTAAAGCCATTGGTTTCAGAAGAGAAGGACAAGTATTTAGCATTGGCATCTTTAATGCAAGTTGGGAATTTTATTCCTAATGTAAATACAGAAAAGAACGTTGATTTGTTGCCTATTGCTTTTAATGCTGCTGTAGTAAATAGAGTAAATAAAAATGGCGATGTTATCGATACAGATACAGCCATTTCTTCTTATAAAGATTTTATTAATAAGCCAATAAATATTGAACACAATAGAGAAAAAATTGTTGGCGTAATTTTAACTGCCGGGTTTAGTGAGTTTGGGTCAGACGTTTCCCTTTCGGAAGACCAAGTCAAAGACTTGAAAGGACCATTTAATATCACTCTCGGTGGTGTAATTTGGAAAATCGCCAATCCTCTTCTTGCGGACAAGATAGAAGAGTCTAGCGATGCCACTAGCGATAAATATCAATCAGTAAGCGCAAGCTGGGAGCTTGGTTTTAATGATTACAATGTAGTAATGATAGACGGCGAATCGAAAAATATTGAAGATGGATCTCTAATTTCTGACGCAAGCCAAATAGAGTCTATCAAAAATAACTTAAGAGCCTTTGGCGGTTCTGGCAAGGTAGACAAGACAAAATCTGTTTATAGAAAAGTTATTGGCAATGTTGTACCACTTGGTATTGGTCTAACAGAAACCCCAGCCGCCGATGTTAAAGGTATAGCTACACTAAAATCAGAAGCTTCAGCAGAAATTATTGAAGAAAATATTTCCAAAATCGATAATTTAAATGTAAATACAGATATCGATAATAAAGTTATGAAAATTACTAGCATCAAAGATATCACAGATGAAAGTTTGAAGCAAGCTACGGCTTCTCAAATTTCAGATCTTATTGAACAAGAGCTAAAAGTAGCATCAGAAAAATTTGCTGCTGAAAAAGCTTCTGTCGAACAATCACTCAAGGCCGCCACAGAAAAGTATGACGTTTTGGCCGCCGGACAAGAGGCTTTGCAAAAAGAAATTGCTGCCCTAAAGGCCTCTCTTGAAGCTGTCGAAGCCGAGAAGCAAGCTATCTTGGCCAATGAAAAGTTCAACGAGAGAATGAACGCTTTTGATGCTGAATATGATTTAGATGCTGATACAAGACAAGTTCTTGCCTCTGACATCGCTGGTTTGGACGACGACGCTTTTGCCGCTTATAAGAATAAGATGGCCGTCTTCATGAAAAACAAGAAGAAGGGCGAAAAGAAAGAGATGCAAGAAGAGAAGAAAGAAGCCGCAAACGCTTCTGTTACAGAAGTAATCGATCAAGCTGCCGCCAATGGCGAAAAGAAGACAGCAGTTATTCCTGCTACTTCTACAGCCTCTGAAGATTCGCTCTTTAACAAATACAAAAAAGCTTTTGACTACGACGAATTCGTAGTCGGATAAAACACATAATACAACATAAGGATAAAATATGGCTTATAAACTAAGACCTTTTAGAGATTATGATGAACACGATGTATTGAATCTGTTCTCATACGACACAACTGGTTTGTCCGCCGGATCAATCAATATCACCAAGGGATCCTTGGTAAAGATTGCTACTGGTTGGAAAAACTATGATTCAGGCGTTGAGCTTGGCGGTGGACTAGAGTTCATCGGCAGCGCTGGTACGCTTTCACCGACTAACGTTGTTTCTCAACGTTATGGAGTCACCGCCAAAGTTGTTGTTAGTACAACTGGCGAGACCCCAATCGGAATGATGCTTTACGACGTAAGAGACGCCGATGAAAACGGTGAACTCCTCAAGTACAAGCCCCGTAAGGCTGCCGAAATGCAAGCCGTAATTCCTGGACAAGCTGTTCCAGTAGTTACCCGTGGTATTTTCTTGGTACAAGGCGTTCTCGGAACTCCTTCTGCTGGTGGAACCGCTTACGCTGGTGGAACAGGACAAATCACTGCTTCTACCGGATCTGCTGGTATTGCTAACGTTGCCATCGGCAAGTTCCTTGGAGCTGCTGACACTAACGGCGAAACCCTCGTTAAATTGGCCCTATAATTAAAGGATTAACATGAGAATTAAACTTAAAAATACACCTGAGCAAGTTGAGCTAATCAAGGCCCTTGGCTCTAAGAACAGATTGGTTGCTGCCGAAGCTTCTGAAGCTTTCGCCGCTTTCCTCGGACCTGTTATTCAAAGAGTCATTTTGCAAGCTGGCACAGCCTCTCAGATCTATACTGATGCTCCATTCGATGAGAATGATTCACCCAGCTATCCTCTTGATCTCTATTACCAAGAGCTAAATAACGGTTATGTTAGCGTTTGGTCTCAAACTCTTGCTGGTGGCTTGCCCTCTTCGCAAGACGTTTCTGCTATCCAAGAGCTAAAGATCGCTACCTATCGTCTTGATAGCGCCGTTTCAATCAACAAGAGATATGCTCGCCAAGCTCGCTTGGACATCATCGCTAAGTTGGTTGAGCGTATGTCTCAAGAAGTTCTAATCAAGCAAGAGCGCAATGCTTGGGCAGTTATGCTCAAGGCTCTCGGAGAGGCTTCAACCACTCCTCAAGGCGGATCTGCTCTTAAGCACTACACTGAAGCTGGTACTCTTACCCAATTCAAGCTCGATGATCTCAACAAGCTCATGACCCGCGTCAAGAGAATCAACGAGTCCTGGGCTGGTGGTACTCCTGCTGATCCATATAGCACTGGCTTGACTGATCTTTATGTCTCTCCTGAGATTAAAGAAAAGATTCGCGCCTTCGCTTACAATCCTCTTAACACCACCAAGGGTGCCACTGGCACTACCGACACTAACGTAGGCATCGCTCTTCCTGATGGAATGAGAGAGGAGATCTACCGCAATGCTGGTATGCAAGAAATCTATGGTGTAAATATTGTTGAGTTGATTGAGCTAGGTCTCGGTAAGAAGTACAACATTCTTTTCGATAACTACATCACAACCATCCCAACTGGAGCTACATTTGATCCTAACACCCATCAAATCCTAGTTGGTGTTGACAACACTAAGGGCGCTCTAATCCGCGCCGTTGCCACAACCTCTGAGACTGGCAGCCAATTCAACGTACAACCAGACGATCAATTCCTACAAAGAAGCGACAAGGCTGGATTCTACGGATCCCTAGAGGAAGGCCGCATCTGTATTGATGCCCGCGCTCTCTCTGGTATCATTGTCTAATTAGTCGGACTCTAACAAAACCCGCTGGGGAAACCCGGCGGGTTTTTTATTTGATATATTTCTAATCTTAATTTATAACTTATATATGGCTAAGAAACCTACTCTAAAAAATCTCAAACAAATTGACGCCAAAGAAGAAACTGGAAGACCTACAACTTTAGATCAAATTTGGGGCGACACTGGATTGCAAAAATATGGCACAAACAATTTCGAAGAATATCAATCTTATTTAAGAAATCTAAATAGAAGCGACATCCAAAATCACGCTTTAAAAGTCGGGATTATGCCAACAGACAATCATGAAATTTTGATTGCTAGACTAGAAAGAGAGTTCCAAAGACATGTCGCGGCTTATCAAGCCCCATCAGAGAACAAGAAGAATAATAAAAAAATTTCTAAGGATGCTCAGAAGATCTTATCAGAAGGAAGGTAATCTGGTGTAATTTTACTTAATGGCTAATTTAGTTAGGCTTAAGCAGTTAGATAAACCAGAATTATCTGGTTATATTCTAAGTGTAACAGACGAAAATTATTATCCGAGTAACAACCCTTCTGGTTATATCTCTGATATTTCGTCTGATAGCGATTTCATTGCCTTAAGCGGCAACTTAAATACGACTGGCTCAAATTTACTTTCAGGGATTAATTCAAGCGGGGCTGCTCTAAGCGGCCTCATTATTTCTTCTGGTTCTTTTTTAGATTTAAGAATAGACACTCTAAGTGGCAATTTAAACACAACAAATGCCAATGTATCTACAGTTTCAGGCAATGCTCAATATGCCATAAATTTAATTACTGGATATGAAGTAGAAGTAAGTGGAGTAATCAGCGGCGAGGTTTCTGGGCTTACTGATTTAATAACAGGCACTAGCGGAGTACTAAATACAAAAATAAATAATCTTAGCGGCAACCTTGGCGCAAGAATAACAGACTTAGAGAATAATTTCGCTTCGACAGGAAGTAACTTCGTTGATTTAAACTCCAACAATCAAACAATCGAAGGCTCAAAAGTATTTAATAATACAGTTGGGTTAAAGAAGATAGACATTCTTCCATACTCTGGCAATTACAGTAATCCTGGCGGCCAGCATGGAATTTTATTTACTCAGTTTATTGATAATTACAGCTTTACAGCAAGTGGACTTGGTACTGTAACTGGTGATGTTTTCGTGACTAAACTAATGCAACAAAATAATATAGAGTGCATAATCTCTTCTATTATTTATACGGGATCTTACTAGTATGGAAATAAAAAAAGTTTATGGATCATTAGATTCCGCCGCTAACTCTTGTGTTTTACTTTATGATTTTTTTGGTAATTCTTATGCGGGAGAGCCAACTACTAATTTATTTTCTCAGCCAACTGGTAACGCTGGATTTGCTATAAAACCAGGAGATACAGGAAGGGCTTTTTATAAATTAGATTACTCAGGAAATTTAAATGGTCAGGGAAATTTTTTCGATAATGCTCCTGGCCCGTTTAGCAAAACAGATTCTATTTATAAATATAATTTTGTTTCTGGGCAAACAGATTCAGTTTCTAATAAACATGGCTTCAACATAAATGTAATAAGAGGAGAAACTTATACTGCTTCTGTAGATGTTTATGTTTCTACTGGGCACCCAAGAACAGGCAATGCGACTGTTTTGACTTTAACGCCAAGCACTGGCGCGTTTAATACAATAAGCGGCTCTTACGATTTCCAAAAAAAGGGGACATGGCAAACTATTTCTGATAAAGTATTTATTCCTGCAGTATCTAATAACTTTGGTAATAGTGCTTTTTATTTTGAAGTAGCCGTAGCAGATAAAACTGCCCAGCACCCATATTATACTTCTGGATCAGCTCAAGGATTTGTCATTGGCAATACTCAAGGCAGAACATTAAATTTATATAAAGGCGCGACATACGTTTTCTTGCAGTCTAATATAACAAATGTTGATAATGAATTTTATTTGACTACAACTCCAAATGCTGGAGGCGGAACTAATTCTTATTCTAGTAATTTTTCATATTTCGGTAACGAAGGGTTTGATGGGTATGCTGTATTTAGCGTTCCATTCAATGCTCCTAGTGTTTTGTATTATAATTCTAGAGCTGCTGGCACATCTTATTTTGGCGGTAAGATAAATATTTTAGGCGGTTATAATTCTGGAAACGTTGGCAACACTGGAAATACTGGCTCTTCTGGTTCTGGCGGCAGCAGTGGAAATACTGGAAATCTTGGACAGACAATAGAATCTTACGCAGTTTGTTTTGACCCAACAAAAGGAGAACTAACTCCAGCAAATTTAAATGGAGGATATATTCTTTATAGGAACATGCAGTTTGAAAAAAACAAACCAATGTTCAAAGGAGTAAAGCATAAAACAAAATTCACTTCTTCTTCTAGGAGTCCTTTTTCTTCTTTCTTAGATTTAACTGGTAGCAATAATAATTCTAATCTAGTTAACTCAATGTATGACGCTAATTCACTTGTGTTATTTGGGAATAGAACAAATTTGAATGACGGCGGCCTAATAGACATAAATTTAAAATATAACTCTACAAAAACTTTCTCTATTGGCAGCGGAGTGACTCAAACTTATGATTTTTGGTTTACTCAAACTAGAGCGTCTTTTCAAAAGGCTTATTTATTTTCAAGATCAGACGCTGTTTCTGCTGGATACTTTTTAGAAAATGAAGGTTCGCCTCAGTTAATTTATATACAAGACAAAAAAATTTACTTTAGCTTCGCTTCTTCTACCGGAGATATTTTATCGGGCTATACTCCACAATTAATAGAAACAAATACTCTATATAATGTATCTATTTGCGTAAACGTGTATCTTCAAGACGGGGAAAAAGTAAACATTTATATCAATGGCCAAAAAGTCCCAGTTACTGTTTTAACAATTTTACAACCACCAACTCCTTTAACTTTTACTAATGTTCAAGCGAGCGTCGGAACTTTAGGAAATACTGGAAATATTGGTTTCTTAAATAATGCTACAAATTTTTATTGTATATCTTCTTACGACGGAGCAGGAGAATCAAAAGCTTCTGAAATAGTGTCTGCAACAAGCGATCCACTTAAAAAAGCAATACAATTATCTTGGCCGATGGTCAACGATGCTTTCGGATATTATTTATATAGATCAAGTTCT